GATATCGGCCATAACGGCTGGTGGATGGACTGCAACCAAAATTTTAGAACGTCAAAACGAGCGCGTCAAACAAGCGTTTGATTATATAGGATCACAAAAAAGGAGAGTAGATCTTTTGGAAGATCAAATTAATCGTTTGCCTATTGATTACGTTTTAAAAGTAGATTTTTTAAGAGAAATTCAAGGTCTTCACGAAAATTTTAAGCAAATCAACACAAAACTTGATAAGCTAATTGAAAAGCTTTTAGAAAAATGAGTTACATTGTAGAAATTCAAGAAGACGTAAATGGTGATTGTTTTATTGCGTTTCCAGATGAATTATGTGAAGAGTTAAACTGGAACGAAGGAGATATCCTTCAATGGGATTTAAAGAGTGGTGGAATTATACTAAGTAAAGTTAATGATAATCCTGGCGTAGAGGTTTTAGAAGAATGAGCTATCATTACGGTGATTCAAGTGCTGCAGGCGCTATTGGCAACCTGGGCGGCCTTATTGCGGGCAATCCTTTTGATCAAAATTTGATTAATCCTTCTGCACACAAAGATAAAACTAGACTTCAAAAAATTTACAATAAAGGCACAGGAACTGATAATCCTTTTGAAGCAGAAACTTTTTTAAAAAGAACAGGTCCTCAACTTCCACCTTTAGCTGGCACAAGCAATTTACCTAATGCTTTGTATTCATTGGGTCCAAACCCAATGATGGGCAATGTGGCAGGTATGCAATCTTATTTAGCATTACAGAATCAAGTTAATAATCCATACGGTACAACTATTCCAAACATCCCTGGCTTTTCATGAAGAAAAAAAAATTAGTTAAGCAAGCACTTGAACATCCAGAACTTTTTAGTGATGCTGAACTTATTTACTTTGATAAGTGGTTAGAAGTTAAAAAACAATTGAAAAAGAATGGCACAAGACGACTCCAAATACACGAAGCCAGCGCTTCGTGAACGAATTAAAAAACGAATTACAGAAGGATCCAAAGGTGGTAAGCCTGGCCAGTGGTCTGCACGTAAAGCGCAGCTAGTTGCGTCAGAATATAAAAAAGCTGGTGGCGGTTACAAAGGGGGAGAAGGGGAAAAACAAAAGTCATTAAAGAAATGGGGTAAAGAAGATTGGCAGACGAGAGAAGAATATGAGAAAGGAAAGAAAGCAGCTACAGCAGCTAAAAAGTACAAGGAGAAAAAATAATGGCAGATAAAGCAATTGAAAAAGGAAGAACAGAACGTTACTTGCCCAAAGCAGCTTGGGCAAAACTTTCACCAGAAGAACGCAAAGAAACTGACGACAAGAAAAAAGAAGCCAGTCGCAAAGGAAAACAATTTGTTCCTAACACAGAAAAAGCCAAGAAAGCTGGAAAAGCTGCTAGGATGTATAAAAATAAAAGACAATAACAGTGGAAGCAAAAACACGGCTTAGAGAAATTATTAACGCTTATCTGAATAAAGATGGCGGAGAGGCTGTTGACACTGGTATTGTTGCAGGCCATTTAGCACAAATGCGGATGTTTGGCATCCGTCAAGGTGTTGAGTTTTTTCCAGCACAAGATAATTTTGGCAATCAAAGAAAAGACTTTTTAGATCGTGTTGTTAAATACAACATGCTTGATACCAGATTTGATTCTATCTGGGATTATTTTCTTTGTGATGGCCAGGGTCTTTTTTATGTTCGTCCTACCAAAAACAATTACAGACTTTATTACTTTAGATCTCACGAGTATCGCAGTTATTACAATGCTGATGGTGATCTAGATGAAGTGGTGATCATCTATAGCTATAAAGTTCGGAACGGATTTGGTACACAAGATATTGGTACAAAAGATTTAACAGGTATGGAAATACCTGGTCAGAATGGATCCAAAAGATATATTCGTCTTTCAATTAAAAGAAAAACAATTGAAGAAACTCATTCAGAAGGAGAGATTTCATTTGAAAGCACTCCCCAGGGTTTTGGTGGTAAAACTAAAACATTTACAAACACCTTAGGCTTTATTCCTTGTGTAGAAATTTTTAATAACCCGAAAGGTTTTTCAAATGAAGGCGCAGGTGAATTTGATGCGCTTGCAAATCATATTGTTATTCATGATGAAATTGTCCGCACGATGCGGAAGAATGTACAGTTCTTTGGTAATCCAACACTGCTTTCATCAAGACCTAAAACAGATTTAATGGAAGCTGGTGGTGATGCAGTTGTACAGAGACCGTCTATTGCTGCTAACTCTGGTTTTGCAGGTTCAGGTCCTTTAAGTCAATCTAGATTTAAGTCTGATCCTATTTCTCGTGGAGTTGACGGTCAAATTCGTGTTCCTAGAGTTATTGCAAACTTAGAACCAAATGATCGTGTTGGTTACATTGTTCCTGATGCAATCACTGGTGATCAAAATGCATTTGCACGTACTTATCGAGAAGAAATCAGAACAGCTCTTGGCGGTGTAGACGAACTTTCCATTTCAGCTGGTGTAACAGCAACTGAATACAAGTCGTTGTTTGGTCGCGTTTCTGCGACATCAAAGAAAAAAGCAACAGCTATTTATACATACGGAATTTGTCGTTGCCTTGAATTAATTATATTCCAAGAAGAAAAACTGTTTAGAGAATCATTAGCAGCTGCTGCGGGTTTAGAGAAACCCTTGGATCTTCCTGAACAATCAACAGATGAAGACATTGCTGCTTATGAGATGGCAATGAACGCATTTGAAGAGCAAGTCAAACAATTGATGATGATGTGTCTTCAGACGCAACAAATTCCTCCTGGGGTTCAAGGTTTAATTCCTGATGGTGATATTACTGTTCAATGGCGTTGGCTAGGACCTGTTTACGAAGATTCTACACAAGATATTTTAAATAACTCTATAGTTGTAAGGAACCTGCAAGAATTAGGTGTTGATAGTATTGAAGCACTGAAATACCTCTTTCCGTCTAAAACGGATGAGGAACGGGCCGCGATGCTATCGGGGTTTCCGTTCAGGATGGTGAATGAACTACAGGGTGCTTACTCTTCGTTTGCTCGCCTAGTGGGGGGAATGATGCAGACTCCCCACCCGCAGTCACCGGATCTTCCAATGGCTGCGGATCCCAGGTTGGATTTAACGCCATATCTGTATCGAACTTTAGAAGCATTACAAAAGGAGATGAGTTATGCAGGACGCTACCGTCCAATCGACCCCACAGACGAGCCAAGTACAACCGGCCGTCGCTCCAAGCAGCTACGTCGCGGCAGCTCCGGCACCTCAGCCCCAGGCAGTGCCTCAGCAACAAGTGGCTCCAGTGGCTTACCAGGTGGGAACCCAATACCCCCAAGCCGTACCACAGGGAATCCCCAGCTACCAATCAACCCCTATTCAGTACGCCCCCCAATCCCAACCGGCCCCGGAAGCCCCGCAGGTACCGAATCCCTGGGAATCGGCATTCAACAAGGTGGTGAACCTGCTGAGTTCACCAGTGCAATCCCCGTTCCAGGCAGCACCCTCGGAACAGACGATTCAACCTACCCCGGCCAATTACGGTCAAACCAACAGCCCAGCTACTTATCCATCGGATCAGCAGATCTGGTCAACAAACCAGACATCCTCGCCCAACTATTCCCAAACCTCCTCGAATCCGTCTTTAGCGGAAATCGCGGATTACCTGGGAATGAGCCAGGAGAGCAGAGAGGTAGTGGACGCATTCGGGATCGAGGCACCAGCGATTCTGAACAACTACGCTCTAAACCTGGAAGGAATGCTCGACAGCGCCGTGGCATGGGGCGATCGGGTCGTTAATTCTCTGAAAGGTTATGCCAAGTTTGCTGTTAACGAGCATAATGAAAACTTGGCTTATAACGAAATTCTGACCAATCCCGATGTTCTTAGTGACTACACTTTGAAGTTCTTTGGTCCTGAAGGTCCGTATCCTGTTTACGAAAACGAAGCACAATTGGAAACTCAAGGCTATCCCACTGCTCCTGTTAATCAGTATCAGCCTCAGCAAAATTTCCCTGCACCGCCTAGCGCCGAAGCTCCGCAGTCTCCTCAAAATTTCTGGGGTACTTTCCAGGAGCAAATGGCTAGAGATCCTCAAAACGCATGGAGAGTTCTTAACCAAGCTCAACCTCAAACAGTTGCAAATAAATTATTTGTAATGGAGTGATTTAGTGCCGGTAATAGAAAAATTACCGGCTGCTAAAATCTTTGTTAGATAAGACACAAATTGTCTGAATCTTTTTCCCGATAACCCAACTTCCTAAGACACTGGAGGATAACACAAAGTGTTTATTGATAACGATTTTCCAAAGATTCTAGGTGCGGAACTCTATCGTCCCCACCCGGCGTATATTTGCGAGATGGCCGTTGAGCCGGTTGTTGTTCATGACTTCACCCGCCAACCTGGTCAAACCGTTCAGTTAGACCGCTATAAGTTCTGGGGTACTCCTGGTACCAAGGACAGCCGTGAGCGTATTGCTGACCAAACCATTGGTACTGCTAACAGCCGCAACATCACCAAGGAGAAGGTGCTTGTTGTGCTGAAGGAATACACCGGCCCTGCAGATCCGGGTGATCCCACCCAGCCTTCTACCTTTAAGATTGCTCGTGAAACTCTGATTACCGCCCAGCGCCTGCTGCTGGACACCGGTAATCTGAATATGTTCCACCAGTCGATCGGCTCCTTAACGCTGCTGGATGACTATCGTCGTTGGCGTGATCGCGTGTTCCTTGATGAACTCGCTAAGTCTGAAGCCAATGGTGCTGCTTCTAGCTCCCAAGGTGGTTACTATTTCGCTGGTGGCAAGACTAAGGATTCTTCCGGTCGTGTTTCCTACACCACCGATGAATATGGCAGCCAAGTACAACAGTTCTCAGTGCGTACTGACCTGCTGACTGTTGTTAAGGATCTGCGTAAGCGCAACGTTCCCACCTTTGCTGACGGTTTGTATCGTTGCATTTGCGATCCTGTGTTCATGATGCATCTGCGTCGTGATCCTGACTTCCGTGAGATCGCTCGTTACGCTGGTGCTCCTGGCCAAGGCATGTACATGGGCAACCCCATGATGCCTAACAATGCCAGCTTCTACATGGGTCCCCAGGCTGGTCAAGGTTACTTCTTGGCTGGTGAGCCTGTGATGCCTACTGGCGTCCAGTTTGAAGGTGTGAAGTTCTTCGAGTCCACCAACTTCCCGACTAAGAACGTTACTGCTTCCTTCGATAACGGCTCCAGCTATGCTTCTAAGGAAGTTTCACAAGGCTTCTTCTTTGGTCCTCAGTCCGTTGGTGTTGGTGTGGGCGGTCCTAACGCTCAAGTGCTTATTAACAACAACGATGACTTTAGCCGCTTCATCATCTTGATTTGGCAACTGTACGCAGGTTTTGAAATCCTGAATAAGGACTTTGTGACCAATGCTTATAGCTTTGTTCAAGATGACGGCACCGTTTGATTTTTAGTCAAGTAAACATACATAGGAAAAATAGATGAGCTACTTATCTGCAAAAAAAATCTATCCGGGTAACCAAACCTCGGCTCTTAATGGTTGGTATAAAAACATCGATACCAACGATGATGGTACTAATAACGCTTCTTTAGGCGGCCCCACTTCTGTGTTGGCTACTCCTGGTTATCGTTATTTTCAGCAACGCGGCTATGTCGAGGTTGGTAGCGGTACGACCGCTGTTAACGGTATTGGCAATGTAATCGTTCCTTCTCCCTATAGAAACGATGACACCCGTCCTGATATCACCGGCATGGTGATTTCTGGTAGTGCCGCGCAACCTGCATATATTTATCGTGCAACCATTTCGGTTGCATCCGGTTGGGGCGATGATCGTGTTGCATCTGGTGTTTACACTACCGCAGGTCACGTAATTTCTTTTGGCCGCAATAATGGCGGTTCTCCTACTGCTGCTAGTGGTGTTGGTGAAGGCGTTGCACAAGCCAACATGAGTCAGTCCAGCGCTGGATTCTGGGCAGCAGGTAATTCTGCGTTAAGCAATGTGCCTGTGTTGACTACAACCGGTGCCCCTGGCCCCACCCCTGGCAATGTTTATCGTGCAATTACGA